AGTAAAAGTTTTCCCCATCCCTTTTTTATAGTTTTAGTTTCTTTAGATATTCAAATATACATAAATATATTTATATACACAACTATATCTGAGTTATTTTAAATTTTATTATCCATATACCTAATTAATATATCTATTGCTCCAATAACACTATACACAAAATCAACATGATAGCCTTTATCAATTAAATGTTGCCTACTTTCTAACTGGTCTTTAAAGTGCTTATCTCCTTTGTACTCTCCATTCTTTTTAAATACGTCTGACTTGCTTTTTTTAACCTCCAGAACCAAACCTTTGTATTTTAAATTGGGTTCTAATATTACAATGTCAAGTTGCGCATGGCTACTTCTAGTCTTTTTTAATTGTGTTGCCATGCCTATACTCATTTTTAAACCACTAGGATCGGATAAGAAGTATATGTTCTTATATTGTATTTTTATGTACTTACATATTCCAATGTGTAATTGTTTTTCTGTCATAAGTTGTTAAGGTGTTTCTGTTTTACTTCTTCGTTAAATTTTCTACTGTCGTGGCACTTGTTGTGGCAGTCTCTACAAACAGCGGCTAGATTTTCTATAATATCTTTGCCGCCTTGGCTTCTAAATTTTAAGTGGTGAAGATCGACGCTAGTTTTTTGACAACTCTCACACGCTATAAAATCCCCTACATCATAACCAAAATAATCTATGTATACTTTCTTATACTTTTTCATTATACTAATGAGTACCACATATCATATACTTGTGAACCATATTTATTATATGCTTTTTCTAATGCATCATCATTGTCTCCAGCCTCAATTGTAAAGCTGTATGTTTTATCTTCTGTTTCAAATTTCCAAGTAGCCATATTTTCATCCTGTTTGATTTCTTGGTGGTCTATTACTTCTATTTCGTTTAAATTTTTATTTTCTAATTGTGTTATTAATCGCTCTGTTAATTCGTTATTATCATATAAACAACATGGGTCTATTAAATCTTTTCTGTATTTTTCTATTATTTTTCTAATCATCTTTTCTTTGTTTACTTCGTTTATAATTTGTTGTAGTGTTATTTGCAATCGAATCCCATTTTTTTAGCAGCTTCGTACTCTTTACGTTCTTTAGAGTTCATCCAATCTTCTTTAGTTGATTCAGTAACATCTAATGCCTTGTACTCTTCTAAAATGTTTTCTAATAATTCAGCCTTACCTGTAAACATTTTACCTGTTATTGTCTCAATGCCTACAGCTGTTGCATTTGCTCTAGCGTTTTTCAATCTACGTTCTACTATTAATTTTAGTTTCTTCATAATCTTTATTTTATTGTTTTACGTTTTAGTTATTGTTAGTTTTTCTTTGCGTTAGGGTGCTTTTTCCAAAATGATTCCTTTGTCATTGTTTCGCCACCAATAGAAACTAATTCTATAAAGTTACTTTCTTTACACTTCTCACACTCTATCTCTACAAACCCACCAGCGCCCCTATCACCTGATTCATATCCATATATAATTGGTTCGTCACAATGGCAACATTCTGTAAATATCATAATCTTAGTTTTAGTTATTGTTAGTTAAATCCCTTAGTTAGTAATCTGTAAGATTCTTATCATATATTTTAATGCTCTTTAATTTACCGTAGAAAGGGTTTTCTTGATTAAAGTAAATATCTTTAAAACATTCGTGGTTAAATAGTATGTCTTCTTCTGACCAATACCGAACCGTTATATCTTCACCTTTATTAAAGTTTTTAAGTATTTTATTTAATACTTCGTTAGCTTCATCGTTTTTACAATTAACTGTAAAATTCAAGTCCTCTGATATTGTTATTTTTAATTCAGTCATAATCTTAGTTTTAGTTATTGTTAGTTAATTACTTTAGCCTGTTGCATATCTCGTCAAATGCATCAAATATAATCTGTAGCTGAACACTTCCTTTCTTGCAAAAAGGTATATAATCATAATCCATTTCTGTCGGATTATAACCCCTATAGGCATGATAAGTATATTCTAATTCATCATCAGTGTAAGATAATAATTCAGTTAACCATTCTTTACCTTTTTTTAATTCATCATCTTGATAACCCCATTCTTCAAGACCTCCATTAATCAACTCTTCAATCTCTTTTGCAGTCTCTTCTGAATCATATTTGGCATGGTCTTGTGAGCTACCTATTTTAAGTTTCTCGTTCCAATAACCATCAGAAACAAAACCATCACTTGAAGGATGGAAAGGTCTACAAAATATCCAGTTACCAAAATCTCCAAAAACAGATAAACCCCTGTTGTCATTTACAAACTTAACATAACCCATGCTACTATTTCCTTTTCTAAAATGGTCTACTCTTATTTCACCACCTTCTTCACTTTTAAATATCTCTACTTTATGGGTGTGCTCGCTAAAATCCCAATTTGTTCTTTTTTTCATTTTTATTATAGTTTTAAATTCTTACGCAATGTACATAAATATATTTATATACACAACATTAAAATAATATTTTTTTGTTGTCTCCAAATGCTTGGTCTAGTTATTTTACTTTCTAAAGCTCTTGCCTTTAAACTCTATTACATTAAACATATCAAAAACACGATCGTAAACCCTAGCACCGTATTTTTCTCCTAAATGTTCAATAGCCTTTTCAGTGCTTCCAGAAAACCCTTCTTTTGGATTGATTGAAATGTATGTTCTTTTGTTTTTATTGTATCGTTCTTCTATAATATCTTTTATGATATTTGATTTACCGTAATTAGATGCCATTCTTTCCGTTAGTACATCGTCAATATATCGTGTTCCAAGTTCAGTATCTTTTTTAAACTGCTTTTTGTCCGATGGATTTTCGCATGCCTCATACATCGAAACAAGTTCGTTTGCACTGTATCCCTTAAAAGTAACATTAGAGTTCTTTAAAACAGCCTCAAAAGCCTTCATAGTGGAAGTTTTACCGTTACCATAGCCCCCAATTATTAAAAGTCCTTTATCAAAGCTGGGTTTTGAGATCAAAGAAACGTTTTTACATGTTCTGAAATTATCAAAGTCACCTAAGAAATAATAAATTAAAGGCTTTACATTATCTAAATACACCGCTTCTCTGGAGTACCTAACACCATTTTGTTTTAAGAACTCATTATCAAACTGTCTCCAAAGCCAATCTTTTGTCATTATTTTCTTCTCTGACTCTTGAGGGTTTCTTACTTTATCCAAATATTCTTTTTGGTATTCTGTATCTTCTTCTTTTAATTTGTTCTTTTCTTCATATCTTAAAATCTCTTTTTCTGCCTTGTCAACTGATAGTTTATTTACTTTTCTAAATTGAACCATTTGTTCAGCGGTCATTTCATCAAAATCATAACTTTTTAATTTTAGATATTTATGCCTTCCAATTACAGTGAAATTTTCTGTAATAATTGTTTCTATTTTTGATTTCATAGTTATCTATTTTTTTCGAAAGTTACTGATTCTTGTTTTTTATTTATAAACTTATCCCAAAATAAACCTTGATAGCTGTTTTCAATTGAGCTGTTTATTACTTGATTGCTTATTTCAAAACCATGCAATTGAATTTTTTTTGCTAAAGCTATTTTGCTTTTATCTGATTTTATTGGTTTTTTAATTTCTTTTCTATAACTCAACCAATTGTTAAAAGACTCTTTTGTTTCTTTTTCTAAAAGAATATCATTTACATTACCTGTTACATTAACTGTATCATTATCGGCATTTCTGGTACTTTTGGTATCCGACTCTATGCGGTCGCATTCTTTGGTATCTTTTTTACCCCACCTTTTTAGAGCGTTTTCGCTGTTGCGTTTACGTACAGATTCGTACTTTTGCAAGTCTCTCTTTAGTTGGTTCTCTATTGGTTTCCAGGCTGTTAGAATTAGCCTATCAGTTAAAACAGGATTCATATCGTTTACGTATTCAAGTAAATGCTGGAATAATATACCCTTTTCTTCATTTGTGAAATGGTCTATTGATTTTATTATATCACAATATATTAGAAATGATTTTTTATCTTTAGCCATTACGTTAAAGTGTTTATTAAACAGTTATACACGTGCAATCCTAAATCAGGATGTACACAATTCCTTAGAACCTGGCAGGGGTCATGGTTTCCGTTATAGTATAGATTGCCCTCGTAATTAATACCTAACCACTTTTTTAATTGTTTCGATCCTTTTACAGTTCCTAGCATTATAAAGTTTGGTATTTGTGGTAGTTCAAATTGTGTTATTTCGAAGCTAGACCAGAATAAATGCCTGCCTAGTTTTGATGTAGGTTTGATTACGGGTTCGTAATAAGGTATTACATTTTCAATAACGTAACGCATCAATATCATACCCAAATCACTGTATTTATAG